CGGATCGAGGCGGCGCTCCTGGACGTCTCGACCGAGATCCGCGGCATCCTCGGCGAGCGCTACACCCCCGAGCAGCTCGACGCCCTCGACGACGAGAGCCGCGGCCTCCTCCGCATGTACGCGATCGAGATGGCGCTCTACCGCATCCCGCTGTCCTTCGCGCGCTCGGCCGAGCAGTACAAGGAGCGCTACGACAACGCCATCAAGCGCCTGCAGGGGATCGCGACCGGCAAGGGCGCCTTGACGTTTACCACAACCGGGGGCGGCACCGGCGGCGGCGGGTCGGAGCCGGCCGACGCCGGCTCCGGCTCGCCGAACGAGGTGCTCATCGTCGCGCCAAAGCGCATGTTCACCCGCGAGCGCTTCGGGGGCGAGCTGTGAGCGCCGGCGGCGTCCGCGTCGTGATCGAGGTCGGTAGCCTAGCGGCCGCCAGCGCCCTCGTCAGCCGGTTCGCCCACCTCGACGAGGCGGCGCTCCTGACCACGATCGGGCCTGTCGGCGAGAGCCAGACGCGCCGGCGGATCGAGGAGGAGAAGACCGCGCCGGACGGCACGCCGTGGCCGCCAAATAAGGCCGGCACCTCAATCCTCCTGCAGACCGGCCGGCACCTGCGGGACTCGATCGCTCACAACGTCAGTGCGCCGGACGTGGAGTGGGGCTCGTCATGGGAGTTCGCCCACGTCCACCAGAACGGCGCGACCATCGTTCCGAAGGGGGCCGAGGCGCTGTCCTTCGAGATCGGCGGGCGCCGCGTGCACGCGAAGCGCGTGACGATCCCGCCGCGCGCCTTCGTCGGCCTATCGGACGACAACGGCCGCGAGATCGAGGAAGTCACCACCAATTTCCTGCGGAGCCTGCGATAATGCCCGCTCCGTCGCTCCTCGAGCTGATCGCCGCCTCGCGCACCTTCGCGCTTCGGGAAGCGATCGTCGCGACCTTGAAGCCGCTCTTCCCCGAGTGCGACGTGCGCGGGCACATGGGGAAGCTCGACATGGCCGACGTGATCGCCGGCGACAGCTTCCGCGCGCCGGCGCTGTCGGTCGCCATCACGCGCCTCCGCGGCGCCGAGCACCGCATGAGCGGCCTGCGGGACGTGCCGATCGAGTGCACCGTGTACGCCGTCACGGAAGATCAGCCGCTCGGCTCGCCTCCCAAGGTCTACACGCGCGACGAGATCGGATTCGCGCTGTGCGACGGGGTCCTGTCGGTGGTCGAAAACCCGCAGCTCGCCCGTTGGGGGCTGCAGGAGATCGGCTTCCCCGAGGACGCCAGCGCGCAGCCGCTGTTCACGGCAAAGACCTTCGAGCGGGGCACGGCCTATTACGGCGTCACCTGGCGCCAGACGCTCTACGGCCTCGGCGATGCGTTCTGGGACATGGAGAGCCTGGTTCCCGCCCCGCTGCCCGAGCCGGCGCCGGTCGTCGTCCTTCCGGGCGATCCCGGTTTCTCGGAGGGCGAGCCGTGAGCTACATCGCCGAGGAGCTGCGCGAGCTGCGCAAAGAGGTCGTGCGGCTCAACCGCAAGCTCGCCCTGCATCGCATCCCGGGCAAGGTCGCGGAGCGCGACCCTCAGAAGCGCAAGGTGCGCCTCGAGATCGGCGAGGACCCCGACACGGGCAAGAAAATCCTCGGGCCGTGGGTCCGGGTGCAGTCCGTCTCGGCCGGCAAGTTCAAGTTCTTCGTGCTGCCGTCCGTGGGCGAGCAGATGTACCAGGAGAGCCCCTCGGGTGTGGTCGGCGCCGACACCGTCGCGGTCTTCGGAACATTCGACGACGAGAACAAGCACCCCGAGCAGGAACCGGACGAGCTCGTGATCGAGAACGACACGACCCGCTTCTCCCTGAAGAAGGGACAAATCCATCTGAAGGTCGACGGCACCGCCTACACCTTCAAGAAGGAAGGTTTCGAGCAGACGGGCGGGCACATCAAGCACGACAATAAGAAGATCGACTCCACCCACAAGCACATCGACGTGGAGCCAGGTGGCGGCAAGTCCGGCCCGCCCGAATAGCGCAATCAGGAGACCATCATGGCCGAGGACATCGAGAAGCAAACCTACGTCGTCACGGAGCGCGCCGGTCCGCGCGTGGCGGGCCGGCCCGTGGAGAGGGGCCAGGAGCTCGATCTCACGGCGGGCGAGGCCGAGCACGACCATCGCGAGGGCGCGATCGTGCTCAAGGGCAAGGAGCTCGCCAAGGGGTTCACCGGCGCGAGCAGGCGGGCCGATCGGCTGCGCCAGGAGGCGTCCGACTTCAAGGCGCGCAAGGCCCCGCCGCCGGCGGCCGACGCTGCCCCGGCCGCGGCCGCGGCCGCCAGGGCTCCAAAGGCGAAAGGCGGCGGCGTTGCAAAGGCTCCCGCGGGCGACGCGGGCGAAGGCTCGCAGTAGCCGCGAAGGGTTTTAGAGGGCGCTTCTAGGATGATCCGTTACCGAAGCGGCATGGATAGCCGAACGGGCCGATGGCTGCGAGGCTTCGCGTGCGTCGAGCAGTCGATCGGCACCATCCTCAGGACGCATCTCGGCGAGCGCATCATGCGGCTCGACTTCGGTTCCGAGCTCGTGCGCCGGATCGGCCGCAACATGGTCGCGATCGAGGTGCTGACGCTCTACCGCGATGTGGTGACGGCGGTGCACCGGCACGAGCCCGAGTACCGCATCGCGCAGCTCCAGCTGCTTCGGATCGAACGGACGGGCGCCCTCGCGCTCGGGACCAAGGGCATCTACTTCCCCGAGGGGCGGTTCGACAACTTCGACATCAGGGAGTCCGCGGACGGCGCCTTTCCGCTCGTCGCGGCGGCACCTGCGATCGGTGGCGTCGCGTGAGCCGCTTCACCTCCATCGACCTCGCCGCCTATCCCGTCGGCGACGTTCTCGAGGTCCTCGACTTCGAGTCTTATCTCGCCCGCGACAAGGCCGATTTTCTCGCGCGCTGGAACGCGCGGCGCCAGATCCAGCCCGAGCTGCCGGCGCTCGACCTCGAAGCCCTCGACGTGGGGGGCGAGCCGATCAACTTCCTGCTTCAGACCGGCTCCTTCCGGGAGCTGCTCCTGCGCGGGCGCATCAACGACCGGATTCGGAACGTCACCCTGGCCGGAGCTCGAGGCCGGGCATTGGACCATATCGGGGTCACGTACTATCGGAGCCCGCGCCTAGTCGTCGCGCCCGCGGACCCGATCGCGGGGACGGCGGAGCGCATGGAGGCGGACGAGGTCTATCGCCAACGGCTAGCCGTGGCGCCCGAGGCATGGTCCACGGCGGGCCCCGAGGGGGCTTACGTGTTCTTCGGCTACACCGCGTCCGGCGAGGTCCTGGACCTCGCGGTCTATTCCGAGGACGACGGTGTTTGCCTCGCGCCGGAGGTTCAGGTCGTCCTGCTGTCGCGCGTCGGCGACGGCACCGCCTCGCCGGAGCTCCTCGCGACCGTGCGGACGGCCTTGCGCCGCAAGGACATCCGGCCTCTCGCAGACCTTGTCACCGTCCGCAGCGCGGAGCCGCTGCCGTTCAACGTGCATGTCACGCTTAAGGTCGACGGCGGGGCGTCGAAGGCCCTCGTCGTCGAGGCCGCGACGCACCGGATCACCGATTACACGTCGGGCCGGCGGCGCTGGGCGGGGGACGGCGAGGAGGGGCCGATCTGGCTCGTCGGCCGCACCCTGCGGCAGGACACGATCGCCGCCGCGGGCTTCGTCCCGGGCGTCGCCGAGGTGGTCGTGAACGATCCGCCGGCAGACGTGAACGCCCCGGCCGGCGGCGGTTCGACCGCCCACCTGTTCAAGGCGCCGCGCATCGGCGCCGTCACGATCGTCGCGGAGGACGCGCCGTAATGACCGTAACCATCAGTCAACGCGTAACCCAAAGGACCTGCACATGGCGAGCATAATCTACCTTTCCTTCCTGGACGACCTCGCGAGGGGGCTGATCGACTGCGACGGCGACAGCTTCAAGGTCATGCTCCTGACGAGCGGCTATGCCCCGGACAAGACGGGGCACACGAAGCGTTCGCACCTGACGAACGAGGTCGTGGGCGCCAACTACGCGGCCGGCGGCACCGATGCGGCTGTGACCGTCACGAAGGACGCCGCGAACAGCCGCGTGGAAATCGGGCTCGGGCAGGCAACCTGGCCCGGTGCGACCATCACGGCGCGCTACGCCGCCTACTATAAGGCGCATGGCGGGGCGGCGGCCGCGGACGAGCTCGTCGCTCTCGTCGACTTCGGCGCGGACTACATCTCGACCGGGGGCCCCTTCGCGCTCGCCGCGTCTGCCCTCCGATTGACCGACTGAGCCCGTGGACGCGGCCGCGCATTTCACCGCAATTTGGGCCTCGGCCGCCTGGGGCGAGCCGCGGTCGAGCGCGTATTCACGGCCGGAATTCGCCTCGGGAGTGATGCGGGAGCTGCCGCGGTTCATCGAGCGCTACGGAATCCGCTCGATGCTCGATGCGCCGTGCGGCGACCTGACCTGGATTCGCCAGGTCCGTTTCCCGCCGGGCTTCCGTTACATCGGGGCTGACGTGGTCGCGGCCCTGATCGCGCAGGTGAGTGCGGCTCACCCGGGCTGGGATCTCCGCGTGCTCGACCTGCTCGCGGACCGGCTGCCCCTGGCAGACCTATGGCTCTGCCGGGATTGCCTGACGCTGTATTCTTGGGCCGACCAGGAGCGCATCCTACGGCAATTCCTCGATCGGCGCACTGGTGGCTGGCTCGCCCTGACGAGCCACTTTAACCACTCGAACGCCGACGAGCCGAGCGGGCGCGAGCGCGAGGTGAACTATCGCGCGGCCCCGTTCTGTTTCCCGCCACCGGCCGAACAGGTGGTGGACTGGGCGTGGGAGGAGGAGCGTCCCGGGCTGAAGCCGCGAGCCTTGTGCTTCTGGCGGCGCGAGTCGCTGCCGCAACTCCTTGGGGCTCTCCAGTGACCGAGAGAGTCGTCTTCCTGGCCAGCGGGGCGAGCTGGTCCGTCCCGGCCGGCGTGACGCTCCTCACGAAGATCGAGAAGATCGGCGGCGGGCAGGCAGGTCTTAACGGCGGCGGCAAGCTCGCCGGTTCCGGGGGTGTAGGCGGCGACTACGCCTGCCTCTCGAATGTCCCGGTTACGCCCGGCGACGCAATCCCCTATACGATCGGCCCCGCGGGCGCGGCCCCCGGCGGCGCCGGCGGGGACACGTCGTGGAACAACGGCCAAGGGCGCGCAAAAGGCGGCGGCTCGGCCGGCGCGTCGGTTGGCGATACCGTCGTCGCGGGTGGAAGTTTCATCGGGCAGATCGGCGGCAACGCCGGCAACGCCGGCTCCGTCTCCTGGACGCAGACGAGCGATGGCGCGACGGCCGCTCCGGGCGGAACCGCCGCGGCCGGCTCAACCGGCCAGCTTTATGGCGGCGGCGGCAGCGGCGGGAATGTCGGCGGCGGGCCGGGGCTGGCCGGGGCGCCGGGCATCATCGTCATCACTCACCCGGAGCCGCTGCCGCCCGGCGGCGTGACGCTGCCGACAACCGCGGCGGTGCTCGCCGGTGCCGCGAGCGGCGGGGCTGCGGCCGGCGGCGCGGCGCTGCCGTCCGGGGCGGCGCTGCTCGCGGGCGTGGCGGCCGGCGGGGCCACAACGATCGGCGCGACGCTCTCGGCCCCGGCCGCCATCCTGCCGGGCGTTCCGAGCGGCGGCGCTGCCGCGGGCGGCATGGTCGTTGCAAGCCCGGCGTCGATCGCCCCCGGTGCCGCGGCCGCCGGCGCGGGAGCGGCGGGGGCGATCGGCACCGCTACGACGGCACTGGTGCCCGGCGCCGTCGCGGCCGGGGCCGCGGTGGCCGGCGCCCCGATCGACCTCGGGTTCAATGTGCTGCCCGGCGCCGCCACCGGGGGGGCAGACGCGCCCGGCGCCGCGCGAACCGCCCTCGGCTCCCTGATCTCCGGTTTTGCGCGTGGTGGCGCAACGGCGCCCGGCATCGCTTTGGCGGCGGAGGTTGGGGTGCTGTCCGGGACGGTCACCGGGGCTGCGGAGACGTTCCTCCCCGGCGCGGTGACGGCGCTCGACGAGGAGCTCTCGCTGACCTGGCGCGGGCTCGACGCGATCGACCCGGTCGAGATCGAAACCGTATGGGACGCCTGGCGTTGCCCGGCGCGCCTTCTGGTGTGGTTCGCGTGGGCGCTGTCCGTCGATCATATTTGGGACGACGCCTGGCCCGAGAGGACGAAGCGGCAGGTCATCGCCGACAGCCCGTACTACCATCGGATCAAGGGGTCCGTTCTCGCGGTCGAACTGACGATGGCGCTCCTGCGGCGCGCCTACGTGCTCACGGAATGGTGGGAGGTCGAGCCCAAGGCGCGCCGGGGCACGGCGAGCCTCTTCCTCGAGCTGCACGTCGACGACGACTTGAAGGCGCTGCGCGCGAAGGCTTTGGCCTACGCACGGGTCGCGAAGCCGAAGAGCCGGGCGATCTTCGTCAACGTCGGAGTCCGCGCCGCCGGGCTGATCACGGTCGGCGCCGCCGCCACTACGGGCGGGGTGCTCACCGTCGAGCCTTTCCGCGTGGAAATGCCTGAACTCGCCGGTCCGCTCCCGATCCGCGCCGGCTACGCAACCCAATCCACTCTTACCGTCCAGCCGAGGGCCGCATGAGCGACTATTACACGCTGATCACGACAATCGGCCAAGACAAGCTGGCGGCGGCGGCGACCGGCGGGCCGGCCCTCAGCTTGACGCAGGTCAAGATCGGCGACGGCGGCGGCGCATCCTACGATCCGGTGGAAGGCCAGCTCGATCTCGTCGGCCCGCACTACACGGCCGGCATCGCCTCCATCGGCTACCAGGCCGGCGGCATCATCGTGATCGAAGCCGTCATCCCGGCGAACCAGGGCGGGTGGTACGTCCGCGAGGCAGGCGTGTACGACGCGGCCGGCGCGCTGATCGCGATCGCGAAGCTGCCCCCCCGCTACAAGCCGCTGCCGGCGTCGGGCGCCTCAGACGACATGACGATCCGGCTCGTGCTCGACATCGGGAACTCGGGCAACGTGACGGTCGTGGTCGATCCGATGGTGCAGATTCACCTCGGTCGACTGACACGCTGCCCGTGGATAGCGGTCGAGGACGACACGATCGCAGCGCCCCCGGCGGGGCCGGAGCTCGGCGCCACCTATCTGATCCCGGTCGGGTCGGGGGCTTGGGCCGGGCATAACGGCAAGCTCGCGCATTGGACCGGCGCGGCCTGGGCCATCATCGACCCGCCGGCCGACACGGTGGTGCAGGTGCAAGCCCGCCCCGTCACCGACCCGGCGAAGGTGCGGCGCAAGCATGCGGCGAACGATTGGCGCACCTTCATGCAGGCGCCGATCCAGGACGGCAGCTGGGTTTACGCGCCCGCGACCGGGACCGCCAACGCCCTGGTCGCGGCGCTCGCGCCCGCCCTGCCGGCGTATCGGGCGGGGCAGCTCGTGCACGTCAAGGTCGCGGCGCCGAACACCGCGGCGCCAACGTTGGCCAACAACGCGCTCGACCCGAAGACCATCGTCTGGGGCGACGGATCGGTGCCGCTGCCCGGCGATCTCGCGGCCGGTCAAGTCGGCGCGTTCTTGTTCGACGGCGTGCGCCACCAGATCATGCACGGGCTGCAGCCGTCCTCCCTCAAGAACTATTGCAAGGTGCGGCTGCGCGGGAACCTGACGCTGTACGTGAGGGCGGACGGCAACGACGCGAACGACGGGCTCGCCAACACGCCGGCCGGAGCCTTCAGGGAGATCAGGGCAGCGCTGGCGAACGCGCTGACCTACTTCGACACGCTTGGCTACACGATCGTCATCGTGGTGGGGCCAGGGGCCTATCTGCCCTTCACGATGGACCAGGCGCCAGCGTCGCGGATCGTCATCCTCGGCGACGTCGCCGTCCCGGCGAACTGCATCATCGCGGGCGGCGGCACGCATTGCTGCGCTGTGTCTGGCGGCTCCTATCTGACGATCCTCGGATTCCGGCTCGAGGGGACGAACGGGGGGCTAGTGGCGACCCTTGGTTCGACGATCAACTTCAACGCGATCGAGTTCGCGAACTCCGGCGCGCAGATGTGGGCCGTGTGGGGCTCGCAGATCCTCGGCGCAGGCGGCTACCGCATCGCCGCCGGGGGCGTCGACCACCTCCTCTCGGACGTGAACTCCTCGATCGAGATCAAGAACAACACGGTGACCATCCCGGCTCCCGTCGCCTTCAGCCACGCCTTCGCGGCCGCGGCAAACGGCCAGCTGAACGCGCAGGGCGCCTTCTTCACAGGGGGCGGTGTCGGGGGATGCGCAGGCCCTCGTTACAACTCCAATGTCGCCGGCGTCATCAACTCGGGCGGCGGCGGCGCGAACTTCTTCCCCGGCAACGTTGCAGGACAGACAGTCAATGGTGGCATCTACATCTGACGAAGTGGTCGTCGCGGACGCGTACGACCCGAACCCCGAGCTCGCCGCTCCCGAGCCGCCGAGCGACTTCGCCGCCGCGGCAGCTGGCGGGACCGCGCGCGCCCTGATCCATCCGCGCTTCCCGGCGCGGTGGTACTGGCTAGCCGACGACGGCCGGCTCTACTCCGCCGAGACGAAGGGCGTCGTTCCGGAGGACGATGCCGGCTACGCGGAGTTCCTGGCACAAGGCGAGCGGCCGACACGCTGGCCGCACGACGATGCCGGCGTCCAGACCGACGCCGCATTGTGGGCCGTGCTCGGTCCCTACGGGCTCGGGCCGAAGCGCATCTTCACGTGGCCGGAGTTCATGGACCTCTTCACGGAGCCTGAGCAGGCAACCATTGCCGCGGCGGCGATGCAGAGCGTGCCGATCAAGCTCTGGTACGACCGCGCCTGCGGAGCCGGCACGCTCGACCTCGACTCAGGCCGAGTGGTCGCCGGGATCGGGGTCCTGGTCGGCGCCGGGCTGCTGTCCGAGGAACGGGCTGAGGCGGTTCTGGCCGGCACTCTCCCGTCGTGACACGGGCGCGGGTGAAGCTCTTCACCGTCACCCCCGCGCCGCCCTCCATGTAGCTTTGCAACGATCCAGCGCCCGGTCAAGCGAGGACCTTACCCGATGCCTGCCACCACTCCCCATGTCGGCGTCCGCACGTTCCTGAACACGGACGACAAGCAGCCCTTCATCATCGCCGACATGTCGACGATCGGCGGCGTCTTCACCAAGCCCGCTGCCAACGGTCCGGACCCGGCGAAGTTCCCGCCGAACACGCCGGTCCACTTCACCACCGACGATCTGGAGATGGTGACGGCCGCGGGCACCGCCGGCACGCTGAAGCAGACCATCGACGCCGTCGCTTCGGAAGGCGTGATCGCCTCGATGGTCGCAACCGTCGTGCCCGAGGGCGCCGACATCGACGCGACCATGGCGAACGTCGTCGGGTCCGCAGGCAGCCAGACCGGGCTCTTCTCGCTCCTCCACGCGCAAGGCGAAACCGGCGTCGAGCCGGACATCATCATCGCGCCCGGGTATACCTCGCAGCGGCTCGGAAATGCCGCCAACCCGGCCGCGACCGCGATCGACGCCATCTGCGAGCGTATCATGACGGCGATCGGCGTGTGCGACACGCCGTCGACCACGAAGGTGGACGCGGTCGAGTGGGCGGCGGACTTCGCCGAAACCATGAACCTCGTCGCGATCGGCCAGGCAGTCCGAGAGAGCGTCGGCGGCGTGCCGACCGTCCGGCCCGCCTCTCCGCACGTCGCGGGCCTGATCGTCAAGACGGATAAGGAGGAGGGAGCGCCCTACTACAATCCGGGCAACCGCGTGCTGCGCGGCATCCTCGGGCCGAGCCGGGCCGTCTCGTTCCGCATCGACGATCCCGACTGCGAGGCGAACTATCTGATCCAGCGCGGCGTGAACTCGATCGTGCAGATCGAGAAGAACCGCACCTCTCGGGCCTCGAATAGTCCGCAGGGCAAGACCTTCTGGGGCTTCTTCAACACCTCGAACGATCCGCTGTGGCGCGCGATCAACGTGGTGCGGACCCGCAAGGCGATCCGCGAGGTGATCCCCCGCACCCTCGTGAAGTACGTCGGCAAGAACCTCGGGGCTCACATCTCCGTGCTGCTCCTGCAGGCGCTCGACGACTTTCTGTCCGAGCTGCAGAGCCTGCCGAAGCCCGCCATCCTCGGCCACGAGGTTAAGTGGGACCGCTCGCTCAACTCGAACGCCACGCTGCGCACCGGCGGCTTCGTCGTGACGGCGAACTTCGAGGAGTCGCCGCCGATCACGGACATCCAGGTCTACACCGGGCGGTACGAGGCGGCCTTCAACATCCTGGCCGACGAGATCCAGGCGGCGATGCGGCAGTACCAGGTCGGCGGGCTGCTTCAGCAGGCGGCCTAAAGGGGCGGCGCGGAGCAAAACGGTTTGCGTTCACGCGGGGCCGCCGGCGGCGGCTCAAGAGGAGAGATCGAATGGACAACGTCATCCGCGGCGGCAACTGGTACTGGGACATTTTCAACGCCTGGCGCGTGCTGGAGGAGGTCGAGACGCCCGCTCTGAAGCGCGCGACGGACAAGTTCACCCCCTCGGGGCACCATTTGGGCGTGCAGTGGCCCGAGGAATTCGAGCCGCTCACCGCCAAGATCAAGCACAAGACCAACGACCCGGAGATCCGCGGCCTTTGCGGGCGCGAGCCCGGGAATTGGGTCCAGGCGACCTACTACGAGAACCTGACGAGCTTCCGCACCGGCGAGAGCCGCGGCCGCATCTGCGTCCTCAAGGGCCTCATCAACGAGGTCAAGCAGGCCGCCGTGAAGGGGCTCAAGATCAGCGGCGTCGAGTACGAGTTCTCGACCATCGTCTACTATCACGACATGTACGACGGCCGGACGGTGCACAAGTTCGATTACTTCGTCGGGCCGCCCGGCACGATCGTGAACGGCTCCAACCCCTTTGGAGCCATGGCGACGAACCTCGCCATCGCCGGCGGGGTGCAGCTGTGAGGACGAGCCGCGGGCCGGACCGGCCGCTGGCCGAGTATCCGGTGGTGCCGCCCGAGGAGCTGCCGGTGGCGCCGCCGGCGGGCGCGCTGGGCGAGCCCGCGCCCACGCCCGACGCGGCCCCGGCTCTGCCGCAGCCGAAGCGGGACGAGGTCGCGGCGCTGCAGTTCCTCGAGCCCGCGGCGATCGAGCGCGTCGTGCCGCTCGCCTTCGGCTTCGTGCACGAGGGCCAGGAGGTGCGCAGCGTCACCGTGCGCCGGCTCTCCGTCGCCGGCGTAGGCGCGGTCATGGAGAAGTTCGGCCCGGACGACGACATCGACGTGTACGCCTTCTATGCGGCCATGACGGGCCTGCCAGCCGCGGTGCTGCGCGGGATGATCGACGACGACGGCGCGGAGGTGATCGCCGCCGCCCGCCCTATGTTGCCCCGGTTCGCGGAAGGGATGTTCTTTGGCCGGACTTCCGCGCCTGGAGAGGCATAGCTCTCGCCGCGGCTCGGGGGATGAACGAGCCCTTTTCCCGGGTGCTGCAGATGCCCTGGGACGAGATGCTCAAGACCCACGCCGAAGCGCAACAGCTTGAGGGCGAGCGCGACCCCTCCGGCGCCTTGATGAGCCTCCTTCGCCAGCTCGGCGTCGTGGACTGAGGACCATGCTCGACGTTGCGCTCCGCCTTCGGCTCCTGAACGAGCTCTCCCGCCCGGCGAAGGCCGCGGAGGCGGACCTCGCGCACCTGAAGGGTGCCATCAAGGGCCTCGACGGAGCGCGCGGCGGCGAGCGCCTTGCGAAGGATCTCGAGCGCGCGTCCACCGCGAGCCGCACCACCAAGCGGGACATCCTCGACCTCGGGCGCGAGGCGTCGCGGCTTAAAGGCGGGGCGCAGCTCGCGCGCGAGCTCGATCACGCCGCCTCGGCGAGCCGCAAGGTCAAGCGGGACATCATCGACCTGCGGCGCGAGACGAACGCGCCCGCCGGCGACGGCATCAAGCGCATCGGGCACGACGCACGGACGGTCGGGCAGGAGGTCGATGCGCTCAAGAGCCGGATCGCCGCTCTGCGGCGCGAGCTCAGCTCGCCGATGGGACGCGAGCTCGCCCGGGCGCGGCGCGAGCTGGCAGGGTTGAAGGCGCAGGCCCGGGGAGCAGCAGCAGCGGAGGGCGGCGGGCCGGAGCGCGGCGACGGCAGCGGCGGTTCGGGTTCCGCGGTCGTCGGGTTCGGCCGCCGGGCCTTCGCGGCCGCCGGCGGCTACTACGCCGCGCGCGGGGCCGCGCGGCGCACGGTCGGTGAGGCGATCACCTTCGAGGCGGCATGGGCCGAGGTCCGCAAGAAGGTCAACGATGCGCCGAACGCGGCGGGATTTGCCGCGCTCGAGAAGGAGGTCAAGCAGATCGCGGTCGACCTCGGGATGGCCCAGGAGAAGGTCGCCCAAATGACGGCCGAGGCCGGGGCCGCCGGTATCCCGTTCGCGGAGCTCGGGCGCTTCGTGCGGCTCGCCGCCAAGGCGGCGGTCGGCTGGGACATGACGCCGGAGGATGCTGCCGGGAAGCTGGCGAACATCAGGGCCGGCACTAATGCGACGATCGGGCAGATGGAGGTCCTGGCCGACAAGATCAACGGCCTGGGCGACAACTCGGCCGCCAAGGAGCGGGACATCGTCGAGATGTTCGGCCGCGCCGGCGCCGCGGCGAAGGCCGCCAACGTCGACTTCGACACGACGCTCGCCTATCTCACGGCGCTCCGCTCGTCGGGCATGCAGGAGGAGGTGGCGTCCCGGTTCTGGTCGGCCTTCACCGGCAAGCTCGCAACCGGCGGCGCCGGCGGCCGCGGGGCGAAGGAGCTGGCGGCGGGCCTCGAGGCGCTCGGCCTTTCGCTCGCCGGCGTGCAGGCCGGGATGAAGAAAGACGCGGCGGGAACGATCCTCGACCTGCTCGACCGGCTCAACAAGGCGCCGGACACGGCGAAGGCTGCGCTGCAGATCAGCGGCGGCGAGTGGTGGGACGAGCTCGCCCGCCTGGCGCAGGCCCGCGCGGAGGTGGTGAAGCAGCTCGCCTACATCAACAACCCGGCGAACTTCAAGAACTCCCTCCAGGGCAACCTGGACATCAAGCTCGGGACGACGGCGAGCCACCTCGAGCGCCTGAAGGCACTCGCCGGCGACGTGGGCGACCGGCTCGGGCGATGGGCGCTGCCGCCGATCAACAAGGCGATCGAGGAGCGCATCCGGCTCGTCGACGAGCTGAGGTCGCGGGCGAGCCTCGCCGAGCGGGAGCGAGCCTTCCATCAGGGCGCCGGGACGTTCGATCGTGCGAAGGACGAGCCGAAGCCGGCGGAGCCCGACGCCTTCCAACGGTTCGCGAAGTGGATCACCGAGAAGGTGACCGGCTCTCAGGAGGCCATGTCCGACCAGGCGGGCCGCTGGCTCGGCGCGAAAATTCTCGGGCGCAAGATCACGCGCGATCCGAACCGGGGCGCCGCGGTCGACGACCTGCGGCGGGCAGGGGATCACGCGCAACTCGCCGAAAAGACTGCGGCCGAGGCGGCGCGGGTCGCGGAGCAGGCGCGCAACGCCGGCGACGGCACGGCGGCCACGGCCGCACGGGCCAAAGCCGACGACCTCCAACGGCAGGTGGATGCTGCCAACCTCAACGCCGAGCGAGCCCGCGAGCAGGCGGCCACGCTGGCCAAGAAGGCACGCGAAAAGCGCGGGGAGGGCGACACCGCCGCGGCAGAGAAAGCCGAGCGGGGCTCCCAGCTTGCGGAGCTTCGGGCGGCGAGCCTCGCGGCGAAGGCAGAACAAAAAAAGGCATTGCTGGAGCGCGCAAAGGAGGCGGCCGAGGAGGCAGGGTCCGGGAACCAGAAGTCGGACCTCGAGCAGCGCGCCGAAGCGCTGAGGCGGCAGGCCGAAGAGCACGCCCGGGACGCCGAGACGGCGCGCCGATCGGCCGGCATCCGCGCCGCGCGGGACATGACCGGGATCGAGGCCGGCGAGGACCTCGCGCGCTCCTACGTCGACGGGATGCGGGAGAAGGCCGCGAAGGCAAAGGCCGAGATCGACGGGCTGCGCTTCCACATCGCTCAAACGGAGAAGCAGCTTGCGCAGCCCCGCGTGCCGAACCGGGAGGTGCTTGAGCTTCAGCTTCAAGGGCTGAAGAAAAAGCTTAAGGAACTGGTCGGCGATCAGGGCGAGCAGGAAGGCGCATCCCTCGGCTCGAACATCGCGGCCGGCCTGAGGGCCAGCGCGCCCAAGGTGGACGGCGAGGCGCGCGCGATCTTCGATCGGGTCAAGTCGCTGTTCGCTGGCGGGATCGACGTGCCGGTCCGGCTCAAGCCCGAGGGCGCTTCCTTCGGCGGCGGGGATGGCGAGGGCGGCGGCGGCGGAGCGAGCTACCAAAAGGCCTCCTTCGCCGGCGACGCGGCATTCACCGGGAGGTTCGGCGCTGCCGCCGCCGGGCGCCATTCCGCCGCCGGGCGCCATGCCTCGGGGAGCCCGGATGCGGGCTTAGTAGGCACGCGAGCCGAGGTGGCGGCCTACCTGCGGTCGGCAGCGCAGGCGCGGGGAATAGACCCCGAGGTCGCGGCCCGCGTGGTCAGGCAGGAGAGCGGCTTCAACCCCAACGCCCGGAACCTGAATGCGCGGGAAAAATCCTACGGGGTGATGCAGCTCAACACCCAGGGCGGCCTCGGGGCGGTTGCCATGCGCCGGGGCATCGACCCGCGCGACCCCGGCCAGTGGAAGCGTCACATCGATTTCGGACTCGATGTTGTCCG